ATTCGCAGCGAGCCGTCATCGATACTGTCAAGAAATCCTCTGTCCTCAATGGTAACCCCCCACGAGTCTCCATCGGCGGTAGTGACCCTCCATCTGTCGTCGCGGGTGAAGTTGATGCACTCCAGAAAGACCCACTGCGTGAACCGCTGCGGTTCTGGACCCGGTTCAGGTGGTGGCTCCAGTTGCGGCAGGTCGGAGCGCGTGATCGTCAACGTCTCGCTGCCACCCCTCATGTCGAGAGCATCAGAGGCCATCGACACGGGACGCGCCACCTTTTTGAGTGCCTTGGCGGCATCCGGGTCGTTGAACAGTTTCCACTGAGCCTCCGTCACCTCCATGCACGAACCGTCGGAGAGTTGCACCTTCACGGTCCCGCGTTCTGGGATGTGCTCGAAGTTGGTCACCCGCTTGTGAAGGTGCCGCGCCATGAAGCCGACAGCCCTGATGAGGAAATCTGCTGCCCCGACAACCCCAACCGTGCTCTGCAGCAGGACCATGATGGACAGCGATCCCGACGACGGGGCTGTGACCTTGACCTCGAACGGGCAGTCCTGTCCGAACACCCCGGCGTGCGAGGCCTGACGCACCAGCCTGCTCACACCTTCCAGGGCCTGCCCGAGGGCTGCAGCGTCCATCTCGGACGGCCCGCTGTAGTGCAGTTCCAGTTCGTCGCTGTTCATGCCTCGTCCCAACCTCCGGGGTCCTGGTGACCTTGTGTGGTCATGGTTTTGTCCCTTGGTCTTTGTGCTGGGTGTGGCGCCGCTCAGGAATGAACGACCCGATGAGCATGACCACCGGTGGCCCGAGCATGATTCCTGCCATGGCGGTCTTCCCCATGAACCCGAATATGGCGGCAAGGACGATGCAGACCAGCGACAGGAGCAGGGCGAAACTTTGACCATCGGAGTCGCGTTCGATGGCGGCGTCGACGATGCGGTCCTCGCGGTTGGCGACCTGCACGGTTTGTGACTCGTGGACTCGGATGATCCGGTCGGCTGACCCGTGGGCCACCTGCTCGTACTCCTGCATGACGGCGGGTGCAGGCAATGGCCCGAACCACGCCGTCGATATCTGCGCCTCGACTATCTGCTCGACTTGTTGGGCAAAGGAGGCTTCGGTGCCGGGTAGAGGGTCCTGAGCAGCCTGAGGTGCTGCTCCTGGCGGCGGCGGGACGCCGAGATCAGTTCGTCCGCCCGCCCTGGCCGAAACAGTCGGAACGTCCCGAAGCCCCTCACGATGGACCCTGCTGGACTGCTCGTCATGCTCATGACTCGACTGTACGTCATCGTCATCCTCCTCCGGTAGATCAGTGCTCATATGACCACCACCCTCCTCCGTTCCCTGGCCGTCACAGTCAACAGCTCACTGGTAGTTGCGGACGGCGCCCCTCAACTCATCGACGTACTTGTAGATGTCGTTGAGCGTGAAGATCTGGTGCTTCGTCTCGTTCTTCTCGGCGTCGAACGTGCCGAGATGCTTCACTGATTGGGCATTGAAGTGGAACCGGCAGATGGGTTTTCGATTGTTGTCGTCGAGCAACACACCGAAATAGGTCTTCCGGTCGCGTGCTGCGACTCGATTCAAGTCGACCTCCGAGGCAAGGATCGCTTTGACGATCATGAACGCCTCGAGCTCCTCCTGTGTTGTATGGATCTCCTCGACCGCATCAGCCACATCCTCGCTGGGGACACCAACCGAGGGCTCTTGAGCGCCATCATTCAACGCGGTCTTCAGGCGACTGTTGACCTGCTCCGCGATGTATTGCCGCATGGCCTTGGCCACGACCTGTTCGAAAGCCGTCTGTATCTTTGCTGTGAACGAGCCATCATAGACCCGCTTGGCGAGGAGTCGGATCATCTCCGGGCTCGGAGACGCGAACTCCTTGGCGACCTCAGCCTTCACCGAGGAGACGTACTTGAGCTCCTCGGCTGCGGCGAGGATCGAGTCGAGGTCGAACGACTCCTTCGTGAGCTTCTTCAACTCGGGTAGTGCGTACTGATCGATGTCGAGGAGGTCAAGGCGCAGGAATGGCTTGCCATCCATGATGTTCGCCTTGTCGAGATCTGTGTAGAACAACCAGTTGCGACCGTTTGTCAGCACTGCGATCCGCGCCGAGCAGACCGTGAAGTACCGTGTCAGCTGCGATGCGTTCTCCAAGCTCAGCGATGAACCAACCGGCTTCGCTTCGATAAGCATCTGCACCTTGTCATCCTGCATGACGGCGTAGTCGACCTTCTCGCCTCGCTTGGTGCCGACGTCGGCAACGAACTCGGGCACAACCTCGTTTGGGTTGAACACGTCGTAGCCGAGCACTCTGGAGATGAATGGCATCACTAGCGCATTCTTGGTCGCTTCCTCTGTCTCCAAGGAGTCTCCATAGTCCCGCAGCTTGCTGGCGATGCCCTCCAGGGCTGTCTCCATACTCATGTTTCGTCTCCTAGCAGTGATGGCGCTTCGGCGCGGCAATGGTGGCAAGTTTACGGGCATGCATGAAGATGGCTCCAGAATCAGGCGGGGATGCGGTTGAGCATGGCGCGTTCAGCGTCAGCCAGTGTGGTAAGCCGATCAGTGAGGATGTCCTCGGTGACCCACAGCTCATCGGAGGCGGTGGCGATATCGACGCCACCAGCCAAGGCTGATGCTACCGCGTCGATGTCTGGCAGGAGGCGCCGGGCTGTCACATCACGGACACGCTGCTCGGCTGCCCACGTCACATCAGACACCAGACCAAGGTCAATGTGGACGAGCTCGTGGGCAAGGGTGCAGCGGCGCTCCCGAATGGTGAGGCCGGTGGCGATCCAGATTCGGCGCCCGTCGGTGGCACCCAGCTGCCCTGGTGGCAGGCCGCCCCAGCACAGGTCGAGCTGGGGCCTGCTGGCGAGGCTGGCCCACGGGTCAGGCAGGATCATCGCCCCACTCCTTCTCCATGCGCTCCCGGTCGGTGAGATGGCCGGTTCGGTAGGCGGCTATGTTTTCCGGCACGGGCGGCATCGGGTCACGAAGACGACGAACATTCCCGGGAACGCTGACACGGAGACGCGCTAGGCGTTGCTCCCAGATCCGCTCGATATCGGCCATGACGGAGGTCAATGACGTTTCGCACGCCTCAACGATCCTGGCTAGGGCGTTGATGTCTGGCTGACGCTGGCCTTTCTCATAGAGGCGATAGGACGTGCGTGCAATGCCGGTTCGCCGTTCCATTTCCGCCTGGGAGATGCCAGCGACCCCTCGTATGGATCGCAGTGCTTCAGCGACGGATGCGTCTAGTGCGTCCAACTCATCCTGTTTCACACGGAACAGCTTACGGCAGTAGTCCCTGAAAAATCAACCACCCAAACCGACTTGACATGTTCCGAATGAATACTATTCTGTTCCACATGAACACCGCTCGTATCGAATCGGAACAGGTGGCAAGCGCCATCCGAGCCGAGATGGAGAAGAAGAACATCAGCCAGCGACGCCTGGCGGAGCAGACCGGCATCCCACTTGTCACTCTGCACCGCAAGCTCAAGGGCGCATCACCATTCACGACCACCGACATCGCTCTCATCGCTCGAGAGTTGGACACCTCTATGACCGCCATCATCGCAGCCGCAGAAATGAGGGCAGCCGCATGACCACCACACCCACCCGTACGAGGTTCAACCCGCGTCTGCGTCAGTTGTTCTGCGCTCGACCCAGCATCCAGGCGCGCTATGCACTCGCGGAAATCGGTATCGACGCCATTCGAGCTTCTGCCCGGTTGCGGGACGGTAGCGCACCAGGCTCCGACTGCGTCGTCGATCTGTACCTGAGACCCACGATATTTCGACCGTGGCCAGCTCGGGCCGCTCTGGTTGTGCGACCACCACGACGAACTCCACTCGACCGTTCCCGTCAAGGACGTTCAGACCGGGGTCCAGTTCCTGGCGATGGCGGCCCCAGTCCTCGACGTAGCAGTCGATGCACCGCACCTGAGGGTCGTACATCACGGCTGCACCGAGAGGGGCGAACGTGATCGCCCACCTCCCATCGGACAGTGGCGACCGAGCGACGAAGCTCCCGCTGGGTGGCCTGCGCCACCACGAGTCGATCAGTTGCCAGCACAGCCCGAGGAACGACAGGCACGTGACGGTCAGAACGACTCCATCCCACCAGTGCATGACCACATCATCCATCACCCACCCACACAGAAAGAAGCGCAGCATGATCAGTTGGTTCTTCGCCGCCGTCGCCATTGCCGGGGCTGTCGTCTCCGGGATAGCCGCGTTCAGGAGCGTGTCATCAGCAGGGCGATCTGACCGTGATCGGTCCCAAGGACGATCTGCGTCCCATCGCCTCCCCAATGGGGGGTCGCAGAAAACCCCGCGTACTGGTGGGGGTCAATCGTGACCGGCAGCCCCTTGTGCCATTCCACGGAAGCCCAGTCCTGGCGATTGGCAACGCCGGTCACCGTCACCGGCTCATCAAGTGTGTTCTCCACCGCCCACGTCTTCCCCTCGACGTGGTGGAGGACTAACGCAGGGCGTCGCCCCTGCCGGGCGATCTCCCCCAGTGCCTCGCTGGCCTGTTTCTCGTGCTGGCCGGAGCGTCGAGCCCCCCATAGCGATAACGCCGCGAACACGATCGACACCACCGCAGCGATAGCCGACCACCACTGCGGGTCACTCATCCATTCCATGCCCCAATTCTCTCGTCAGCCCCGGGGCTAACCGTCCAGAAAGGACACATGTCATGTTACCCGAGCACGTTTCACGGGACCAGTACACCCACTCGCCATTTGACGCGATCAAGCGCACCGACGAGAACGGCGAGTACTGGTCAGCCCGCGACCTTATGCCCCTCATGGGGTATGACCAGTGGAGAAGATTCGCTGGGTCGGTCGAGCGCGCCAAAGCCAGCGCCGAGGCTCAAGGACAGACCGTTGAAGACCATTTTGCCGCCTCCGGCAAGATGGTCGAGATCGGCTCCAGTGCTACACGCGAGGCAGCCGACTATCGCCTGACCCGTTTCGCCGCCTATCTCGTCGCCATGAATGGCGACCCCCGCAAAGCTGAGGTGGCAGCCGCGCAGGCCTACTTCGCAGTCCGCACCCGGCAGGCCGAGACAAGCCCTGCCACTGTCGCCGAACTGTCGCGCCGCGACCTGGCCCGCATGATCATCGACGCCGAGGACGCCCGCGAAGCCGCCGAGCTACGCGCCAAGGAGCTCGAACCAGCCGCTAAGGCGTGGACGACCATGGCGTCCTGCCACGGAGACATGTCCGTGGATTATGCCGCAAAGGTGCTGTCGAGAGACAAGAGCATCTCCACTGGACGCAACCGCCTTTTCACCGTCATGGCCGACGCCGGATGGATCTACCGCGCCGGGGACCGCAACCAGTGGCACGCCTACCAAACCCAGATCGAGAACGGCAGGCTCGCCCACAAGCTGTCAGGGCCATTCCTCAACCATCGCACCGGCGAACTGGAGATCCCGGCACCGACGATCCGCATCACCACCAAGGGACTGTCAGTCCTGCACCGCATCCTCGGCGGCACCGACGACCTGGACTATCTCCTCTCAAGCGACGAGGAGGCCGCAGCATGACCACCGACGTCATGTGTGTTCACGAGTACGCACTCAAGGCTATCGAGGCGGATCTGACCGACGCTCTCACTAGCCCTGCCAGTACCGAGATGCACGCCGGGCTGCTCGAAGCTGCGAGGATCGTCTCCGTCGACAAGGCGTCGGTGCGGCGTCTAGCTTCTGGCAGGAAGCGCCTTCAAGAAATCAGTAACACCGGCCTCAACAGCCGTGACTGCCCCGACACGCAGCAGATTCGCCAAGCCCTCGCGAAGACGGTTGACGAAGCCTCGAATCTTTTCGTTTCGATCCTCCGGGACTTGCGGAAACATGACCGCCAGGGCCCCGATGAGTTCGGCGGCGAGCCTGCGCACCCCATCTGGGCCGAAAACGACGAATTGCGCGACAGCTTTGTCAAGTCCCTGCGCCAGCTCCAAGACGTAGCGGGCAAAATCCTCATCCATGTCATCGGCAGCGGTGATGAACTCAATGATCTCGTCGGTGACGTTGCCGATGTCTCCCAGGGAGGACGGCGAGTAGCCGACGTCACCCCAGTTGTCGGCAAGCATTTTGAGGACCAGCAGGTCGGAGTCGGAGATGATGGCGCGCCCGTCGGGGCGTCCCGTGACACCGATGTCGCCGCCGAGGATGGCAATAGCCATGTTGTTGACGACATCGGTGTACACGTCGTCGGTCATACGGTCGCGCACCTGCACGAACCAGCGGAGGGTTTCGAGGTGGGTGTCGATCCACGACATCCCGTCGATGGCTCGGGAGTTGATGAGCGGAACACCGACCGGCGAGGTCTGCCATTCCTTCAGCCGGTCGTAGAGAAGCTGTGCCGCATTGTCCATGGGAACAGTCTTCCATGCCGCCACGACAGGCAAGGAGGCGCGGCATGACTGACACCTTGCTCACTCCACGCCAGGCTGCGGCTCAGCTGCACATGAGCCCTCGCGCTGTCCGCGAGCTGTGCTCATCACGCCAGATCACCTGCATTGTCACGACTGGCCCCCAAGGCCAGGCCCGCTACCGCATCTCGCAGTCGGCAATCGCCGCCTTTCTGCGCGAGCACACGGTCACCAGGAGGCTGTCATGAGCACTCTGCCATTCCTGTTCGATGGGCGCTGCCTGGTCCTCGTCATCGCCATGGCAGCCGTCATCGTCATCACCAAGCTACGCGACGACATGGAGAAGAAATGAACCGGGACGACGTTCTAGAGATCATCCGCGAGGCCCGCGACAGTGGAAAGACGCCCGACCTGCGCTGGGCCAACCTGCGTAGGGTCGACCTGAGCTGGGCCGACCTGCACGGGGTCGACCTGCGTGGGGCTGACCTGAGCGGGGCTGACCTGC